TCAGGATTGCTGTACATACTGCCTAACCTGCCGCCGCCGCCATATCCATTCCACACACTATACCAATGATCATCGTGCGCTGGATCAAAATCTGTACGGGCAACAACTACTACGACATCGTTGATATTTACGACACCCTCGTAAATATCCTTTACGCAACGACTAAGACTGGTTCCTACCTTCATTTGATCAAATTACTCCACGTTTTAAGTTTGTCTCGCTTGACGTTAACTCTAGCACCCAATTCGTCATTTGTCAAGATCTCATGTTCGACCATTAATTCGATCATGCAAAGAACATCACCGGCTTCTTCGATCAACAAATCCCTATACTTGTCGTTTTCGATTTCTTCAAGTGTTGTATACTTACGCATAACTTTCATGCATACTTGTGTAAGTTCACCACATTCCTCTGCGGTGATGGCCATAAGTTGCTGTATAGCATTAAGAGATGACTTTAGTTCTTCGTTACTTACCATGTTCTTGCCTTTTTCTAAAATCGCAATAATCCACAGTCCAGAGAGAGTATACTAATCCTGCTAATAGGCCGAATATAATATTTGCCCAAAAGTTTTCACCAGTTAAACTGGCTATACTAAAAGCAAGCATCAAATCTGCTGCTAGGATAGCAACTAACCAATCATACCATCTAATCATGATTATTTCGACAGTGCTTTACGCAGTTCCGATCCTTCAAAGTTTTTCATTTCTGCATAGTGTTTAAGAACAGTATTATCAGGATCAAGACGCTTGATTTCACGAGCAAAACGTTCGATCATATCATAGTCAAGTTGAGTCTTAATATGTTTACCCATTATTTTGTCCATCCGTGATGTTTAAAGATAATTTGCACACTCTTTGCTTGAAAGTAAGCATCGGCAAGAGCGTTGTGTAGATTGGTTTGCATGTCTTTGCGAGGATCCTTGGGCATACGTTTGGTAATGGTACGAGCGTCTGAAATTTGCCAAAACTGCCAAGGAATAGGTTTACCAATCATGCGATACATGTTTTCGAGAATAGTAATATCAAACCCGTAACCGTGACCCCAGAGTTCATCAACACCCACAACCCAACGATTAAGTTGTGACAACGCTTCTTCTACAGTAACAGCGCCAGTCTGATCGAATGCTTCTTCCATAATTGCAGGATCTTGTTTTCCCCACCATTCAATTGTACTGTCGCTAGTTGTGCGTCCTAGATGGTCTTGATCATCTACAAGAATCTTCAAGTACAACTCGCTGTAAGGATCTGCATCACTTGTTGGATCAAACTTGACAGCGCCAAGCGAAAGAACAGTTGCAGTAGGAAACACATCAAGTGTTTCTAAGTCAATCATGCCGTGGATGGCCATAAAAATACTCCTTGTTTATACACACAATATAGCATGTCATAAACAAGGAGTCAATCGGTTATCTATCTTATGATAGATGATTTACAAACTGTGCAAGTTGCGGTGGTTGCCAACCTTCTGGCTTCAGTACTTTGCCATCTTCACGTTTACGAACTTTTCCAGTCTCTGGATCAATTTTAGCAAAGTTAGTTCGCATAACTTCATTCCATGCAGATTCGCCGTCTGCACCCATTGAGTTGATAGCACCGATAGTAACAACTAAGATATCAACAAGTGCATCTAGCACTTCGACAGAATCTTCGTTAGTTACAGCTTCTGTCAATTCGCTGTGTTCTTCACGAATAAGATCGAGATACATTTCAAATTGCGCACGATGCCACTTGTCTGTGGTTTGTCCACATGCGTTCATAAATGTAGTTTGATCTTTAAATGGATTTGTCATCAGTTCCTCTTATAAATTTGGTCTTATAAATGACGATGGATCAATTGACATAGATGCACCATCATTGTATTCTTTACCAAAAGTTACACCTTCTGGTTTTTCATCACTCCATGCAATTATACTTGAAGTTTCTAACATTCGCAATTCTTTTGTTCCTGTGCCTTCGTCCACATCGAAAGCTCTAGTCCAGCGTCCGTGTTCAACAAGTACCCAATCACCTACGTTGTAAGGTTCTTGATTGTCAGGACCCTTTGCATGTACACGACCCCAACGAGGATAAATTCCTCTAGTGGTTCCGTCGTCGTCCTTGATAATTAGTCCTGATTTAGTTTTTTGTTCACCAAAATACATATCAGAAACAATAACTCCATCTCGTATCGGAGTGAGCGTTCCTTTTATTGCATTAGCATAGTTAATAGCCATTACTTACCTTTTTTAACAAAATTGCCAGTATCGTCTTCTTCCCATTCTGCTAGTTCAGCAGCATTAGGAATTACTTCGTCGGTTTTAGTTCTTTTCACTGTTTCGTTTCTAACACCTTCTGCATTGTTATAGTAGTCTTTTAGAATGTCTTCTTTTTTTCTAACTATCTTACCGCCAGGTCCTAGTTCGTCGCCGCGAGCATTTACTCTAGCATTTCCTACAGCAGGAGTCAACTCGTTTCTAGTAATTAAAAGATCTAAATCAATGTGTTTACCGTTGGCACTACGATAAATCTTTCTTCCTTGTTGTTTCATTGCCATAAGCATCTCCTTAATATATTACTTTTACTTATCATTCTGTTCGATGCAATTTAAAGCATTTGATATTATTAGCGTAAAAATTCACGCCAATCTAAATTGTATTTTATGCTGTTTATTTTATGTACATCAATCAAGTATAGTACATAACTTGCTACACTTGATCCTCTGCCTACGCCCCAAACAATACCATTCTCACGCATAAAGTCCACAAGATAAACCATGTAGCGTAATAGGTTTATCATGCCACGTTCTTCAAATGCTTTGAGTTCTTCGCAAACTCTATCCCATTCCGGTGTTTCTTGCATTTCATATGCTTCAAATATACCAGTTTTAGACATAAGTTTGGATATAATATACGCACCTACATCAAGGGTTTTATATTCGTCAGGCATGTACCATTCGCTCTGACACACACTGTCAAAAGTCTTTTGATCTACATCTATAGGAATATATTTTTGTAGTTTAGGAAGACCTTGATCTTCCATAGCACTGTTAAACCGGTCAACATCGTCACTAGGATCACATAGAACTACATGGCACTTGTCTATATTGCCACTGTAGATCATATCTATGAGATCGCGGTTAGAGAATCTGGGTATACCTAGTTCATCAGTTTTCATAAGCATATAGTAATATTAACTAATTTTTATTAAATTGTCAAGATCATTGTTGTCGTCAGATTGTTTTAACTTAGCAGCAATGCGTCTTTCTTCTAATTCAAGTTTGTATGCATCCATTAGCAATATCATTTGTTGTCGAACATCAGAGTTGTCTGTTAAAAAGTATATACTATTAAGTTTATACAACTTTTGTTCAATCTGTGAATCAGTGAACTCTTTTAAGTTTCCGAGTGTTGGATGCATTAACTAAATTGACCAAGGTATTTCATGTAAACAGTTGATCCACCGTTGTAAGTAAATGCTTCTACTACAACAGGGTTTGTTGCACTGGTTACTGTAAACGGCGAAGGAAAATCACCATCTTTCTTTGGAGTAACACCGCCGATGCTTGCCCATGTTATAGTTCTTGCTGTGCCATCGCCAAACAGCATTACACGTATACTTGCATAGCTTCCATTTGCAGGCCAGTTTGTAAAAGTCAGGCTAATGTCGTTTTGAGCAGTAATTACATAAAAGTGTCCGCTGCTAAACGGTATAGTAGAGTTTGATACTACTCCAGTCGATCCTGTAGTGTTTGCTTCCGCAGTTACAGCAAGAAGATTAGCATCTACAATATCGTTACCATCAAAGTCACTGCTATCATCAATTCTAGCAACACCGGTTTGCAAATCTTCAATTTCTGTTTTTGCATAGTTGAAGTTATCTTTGATTATAGAAAAGTTATCACGAAATCCTTGACTATCGTTGTCTTGTCCTGCTACCGGAAAGTTTTCATCGAGTGTTGTAGTGCTTATGCTACTTGCCATCTGTTATGTCCTCTTTATTTAATTTATTTATCGCTTTTAAACATTGAACTGATAATTTGCGAATAACAAATATTGTTCTGTTGAATTTCCTGCTGTGCTATCAATTATGTATCTATCTATTTCGTAGTCTAGTGTCTTAAAGTCAAAGCCATTGTTGAGAATATTTGCTGCAATTATTTCGCTGTATCCAGGTTTTGTGTATACAAGGGGAATAGCCAACACATAACCCAGTTCTGTTAACGAACCGTTTTGTCCGGTACGCATCCATAACGGCAAGAAATCTTTGCTAATGTTGCCTGCTTCTTTGATTCGATCTCTCATGGTATCTATGTTAGAAATGTATCGTTTACTTTCAGTGCTTTGACTTGCCTTAATAGCATCGCTGTCCACTGTAGTGGTATTTGGGTATAACGGACGATTTCTATAAGATGGTTTGTACTGAGAATTAAGTTCTACATAATCAGTTGTTGGTTCGTATCTAATTGAGTCAACTGTAATACGTTTATTGTTGACTGTATTAAAAGACAGGTTGGTTTTACCAGATGAAGGCTTTCCTGCATCAATTAAATCTACATAAACAACTTCGTATATAACGTTGTTGGTACCTGGAGTTTTAGCTACGGCCGTTTTTACATCTCCTAGCATAAAACGTTTCTTTTTGTGATTTTTAGAAATTGCACTTATATACGAGCTAACAGATAATGTTTCTATACCACCCCATACCAATGCCCTTAGTTCTTTTTGAACACCAAAATTTCTATCGTTTGCTCTGTAAACAACCGCTGTGTCAATTACGTTTGCGTTGTTTATCAAGTTTAAAAACGATTGCTTTTGTTCTGTTTTTAAGAATGGTTTGAAGTATATGTTGCTGTATGTTAAGTTGTCTGCATCATTTATGAATAATGTAAATGTTCTAGTTGTTGCACTAAATCCAAAACGGTCTCTTGCCAATATTGTAAATGAGTACGATCTATCCAGTGTTGTTTTAGCTGCATCAAATGTAGTTTCGCCGTTGTCAAAGAATGTCAATCCAGGAACAGTGGCTGTTCCATAAATTGCTACCTTGCCAATAATTTCACCGTCATCCTTTAATGATAATCCAAACGGCAAGCTACCACTGACTAAACTGTATTTTAGCACTGCATTAGGAACTGAAGTTTCTGCTTCAACACTCAACGTGCTGATACGGTTAGCATTTAGTGTGCCTAGATCTGCTGGTGTTAGCCAAGTTATAGTGCTATCAACTTCGCCTAGTAAGCGTATAGTAAATGTTTTTGCTTTTGATACTACTTCAGTTTCGTTTACAGAAAATGTTTTATTAAATCCTGTAGTGTTTCTAACACTTATGCTTATTTGTCTGTTGGTACTTAAATTTCTTTGTAAAACTATATCTAGCTTAATTCTATCTTCTTGCACTAATTCGTTAGCATGTATAGCTGCACTGTCTGATGTGTGAAATAAACTCTTAATAAAGTTTTTATTTCGATTTTGAGCTGTTGCAGGAATCAGAAGTCTTAACGATATAATTTTATCTGACTCGTTTCTTGTAGCTGTTATGTAAGCATCTCTACCATCAGCTTCAAGAAAATAAGCCAAGTTGTATTCTATGTCAGTGCTTCCTGATTCTGTTACTACACTATAATTTAGTTCTATACTTCCGCCGGTACTGTCGTCAATTGATATATCCCATTCAATATACGGATAAACATCTTGTATTGTATAAGATTCTGTACTAGAATAATTTAATTTTCTGTTTGTATAAAAACCAGCATCATTTAAACTAAGAGAAGTTGCAAAAAAGTAATCTCTGCCAGCGGGCGCAAATCTGCTCACGTTTATTGGTGTTGCTTTATTATACGGCTGTAGTGCTGATGTAAAATAAAGAATATCGTAATCTTCATTTGCATTGTCAACACTTTCTACTAGATAGTTTCTTTCTTCGATAGCCAGCGTTTTACCTACTAAGCTATCTAGTTCACTTAGCCCATCAATAACATTTTCTGATAATTTATTAATTTTTAACGATGTGCTACCAGATAGCGTGTCTTCGAACGAATTAGCAAATACAGTAACTAACCCTATATCCGGATCGTATCTTAGTGCATTAATAGTAAATTTATATTCTTTTGTAACAGCAGGTTGATAAGGAATGATACCAGCTAGTTCTCCGGTATCTTCGTCTAATGTCAATCCAGGCGGCAACACGCTTGGCGTGTTATCGTCGTTTATAGTTTCGAGGAAATATTTTAATTCACCCTGTATACTGTTTGGATCCAACACGTTTAGATAAACTGTTTGGTAATTGTTTGCACGTCTTACACCCAAGTCTGCCGGAGTTAACCAAAGCGGAGTTCTTAGATAAGTGATGTCTGCTGTATAAATGCCGTCGCCAGCTTTCATTATTGTATTATCACTGCGAGGAAAGTCGTCTCCTACAACATAAATTTGAAATCTTCTTTTTGTGGATGATACATTGTCCGTAACAGTTACGTAGAACTCGTACATTCTATTTAATTTTACTGGGCCTCTTGTTGGAACAGCATAATCATAAACAGTCATGTCGTAGTAAAAACTATCTATACCGCTATCACTGTTTGTGCTAAAGTCAAATGGATTGCGTCCAAACGGTGTTTCGTCATAGCCTGCTTCTCTGTCAGTAACATCTAGGGCAAGTATAGGATCAACTACTCCAGTTAATCTACCATCGGTGGTTAACCTAATTCCTGGAGGTAATTCTCCATCGCCTGACGCAATGTAGTAACTGAGTGTATCGCCTGCCGGCAAGTCTGGGTCTGTAGCAAGTAGCTGGAAATCAATTATAGAACTGTCAAGAATAAAGTATACCCCGTTAGGTCCCACTGGTAGTCTGCCCGCAGGCGTAACCCAATTAGGATTGTCAGGACCTTCGATTGTAATATTAAATGTTCTATCTAACACACCTGCTGTAGTCCTAGCTCTTATAACAAACAAGCTGGACTTTGATCTTGCAATTTCGTACGGAGTACCAACGATAGCATTACTTTCAAGTCTTAATCCTGCAGGAAGTTCTCCTGAGATAACTGTTGTTGTTAAGCTAGCATCACCTGAAACAGGTAAACTATAGCTAACTGTTATTCTTTCACTGAAAGACCCTATGTTATAATTATTTGGTACTGTCCATGTAGGTAACATTATTATTCCTTATACAAAGCTACCAAAATCAACTAGTGCGTCTGCAGGACTTGTAAATGTTCCAAAGTCTACACCAATTGATTTGACAATAAAATCTAGTATGCTTGTTCTTTCTGCTGAAAATGTTCCAAAATCATAGTCCAAGTATTCGCTAATACTTGCCCATGGTTCGCCATTTATATTTGTTATATTTAAATTTGTAATTGTTGCAGTAGGAAATGTTGCCGATGTTGCAACCAAGTTGTTTACGTTGGTGATATTTTTATTGTTACCATCTAAACCGGCAGCTAGAGACGGACTTAAATCCAGCGCAAGCCCGCCGTTGACTGTAATACGTTTGTTATTATTGTCAACACCAATTGTAATACCTTCGCCACCGATTACTGCTAGATTTATTCCTGCACCGGCAATTAAGCTACCGGTATCACCAGAAACAACAAATGACGTTGGCTGAGTAGGAGCATCAATTCTAATAGTTGTATCTGTTTGCACTAATTCTACGTTAGTTCCTGCTAACAATCTTCTAAATTGTAGCTGAGAACCGCTTTGATTAGCAAACACCTGGTATCCAGATAATCCTAAGTTTGTTGCGGTTGTTTGTTCAGTGCGAGCGTCAATGTCTTGGAAATTTTGATTTACTTTAATAAATGCTTCACGAAGATCATCACCTGTGCCGTCGTTGGCTGCGTTTCCTATATTAATAGTTTCGATTGTCATCTTTGTCTCCGTTTTATATATTTAGTGCAAATCAACCCAGCCTGCTGTACTGTCACCAGTGTCTGCTGCATATCCTTGAAATTTACCAGTTGTAAGGTTATAAACAAACATTCCTTCTGTAGGAGTTATATTATCGAGCTGTGATTGTGTATATTGAGAAGGACCGTTATATAATTCAGTAAAGTTGCTGTTGATCTTAGTAAAGGCTGTACGTAACGGATCGCCGTCACCTTTGTTTGCACTTGACCCTACATTAATGTTTTGTTTTGCCATTATACTCTTCCTACTACTACTTCGACGATACCTTTACTATCATCTGTCTTATTACCAACTGCTTTACCTATTACAGTTCCGACACGTGGATCATTGTCAACAATACCATATCCTGGTATCGCACTTGTAACAATTAAGTCACCTTTTTGTACGTGGCCAAGAACCTTAACTGGAACACGACCTTGCAGCGCAATGCCAGTTACAAACTCGCCCTCTAGCGCACTGTTCATCAAGTGTGCAGGATTAGTTGTAACAACACCTGCTACTCTGCGATCGCCCTTGGTGCTGGTTACAGTAACTTCATGCTCGCCGCCAAATACCAGTACGGTACCGGGTTCGTAACGACTGTCTCCTAAATAGTTTTCTGCCAAGTCAGCGTATAATGCTTCAGTTGCAACACCATTAAACACTGTAGCGTAAACTGTGTTCCATCTGTTGCCAGTACCACCTAGCATTTGTCCGCTGTCTGTAGGACTGTTTGCACCCGGAAGTATACTTCCTGTAATAGTCATACCTGTTTTAACATTAAACGACTGAGCACCTGTTGTAGTTGTTATAACAACTAAATCATTAGGCGATACTGCGTTGTCTGTTATGCTCAACGCATCAGCTAAGTTAGTAGGCAGTACTATTT